GATTCAGCCATGAAGATAAGTACACTACCATTGGTGAACGTAACTACATTGGTCTCACGATTCCAACTACTAATGTATTGATTCAACCCATCGTTAAGTATTGAACTGAATGATGGAAATGTTGTACGTTTAAGGTCAGGTAGTGTCTTACGAATGATTACCCACCTTGAACGTGGGTATAGTAAACAAAGTGATGATAGTGTTAATAGTAACCAATACGTCTTACCACCTCGAATTGCGCCTCCAAAAACTATTACCTTCTTAACACCATTAACTGCTAAGTCGTATGCAGTTGTTTGACGTTTGGTTAACTTAAAACTCATTCATCTTTATCTCCCTCAGTCCTTATGATAATCAAAGGTTCAGTAGTATACATTGTGCTTTCACCATTGTTTGCCCAAAGTTTTCTTTGTCTATTGGCTAACCAATGTTTTGCTGCTGGTGTATCAGGTGGTAACTCTTTTCTTAGTTGAACTATTTGACCATCCTTAGTCAATGCCTCTTCAATGATTGTGAGACCTAATGCACGTTTATACATTGCCTTTGCCACTTTACCATCTGCATCTTCTTTCCCTTGCGTTAATGACTTAAGAAACTCAGGGTGTTTGTGTTTCCATGCATTAAATGTTACCTCAGATATTCCAATGATGTTAGACATCTGAACATCAGATAGACCAAGCAATGCCATCTCAAACACTTGCTCATTGAATAGTTCTTTGTATTCAGTTGGTCTACCTATTAGATTAGGTTTGTCTTCTTGTGCTTCCATAACTACAAAGTTACATAACTATTTAGTTTGTCAAGTGATATGAATTTCTGTAGTTCAAATCCTTGAGCCTTGAAGTTCATTGTGGTGCAATGTTCAATGATATAATCTTTAGGTATGAGCCACCTACTTTGTTCATCTACTATCTCTACTTTGTCAAAGGTAACACCATTCTCAATCAGGTAGTAGTTGATGCCATAAGAGTTATTGACTCTCATAAGATGCTTTGACCTTGACCTTATTAATCTTAATGTCCTTGTTGCTTTATCTATTTGACCTATGGCTCTTTTCTTACCATCAGCAAGTAGAAGTGATAGGTTAATGATTGAATCCTTATGTGAGGCAATTAACTTATTACCACTTGAATCTTCTATGGTGTGGGTCTTTGTCATAACTGGTAGGTATCAATTCGTTTCTTGACCATATCTATGAACTTATCCATCATAGCTGAATAGTAACTATTGAAGTCATTGTAGCCTTCAGGATTGCGTTCAAACAATACGTATAGGCAAGACCTCAACCTTTGACTTGGTGTCTTACTACCCATTTCTTCTGCATCTATCTTGATTGACTTGAGTAACTCTTCATCATTGTAATTGAATGCCTCACCTTTGAATGCCATAACACCTACACCCGATGTCCATTGGTTGAATAGTTCAGCAGCCTTTGCTGGTGAAAGTTCTTGAGTACCTATCACTACCTTTAATGTCTTATCTCGTCTTGTAGCTACTGATTCAATTGCACAAGGTATAAGTAGTAGGTTACTTTCCATAAGTTTCGTTGTAGTAGTCTTGTGCAGTATCGTATTTAGTAATGATTTGAAGACCTTCATCAAAACCAATTTCATAAGCATCAATTATCTGCTGCTTTTCCATTTCGACGGCTTTTTGAAAGTATATGTTTAAATCTGTTGCTTCTTTAAATGAAACCCACCTTTGACCATAATTATTATCATAAGTGATATGCTCCATTAACCACTTAACTGCAGTTTGTTTGTTCTTATCCATAAGTCTCTTTATAAAATGCTATTGCACCTTTATTAGAAAATCCACTTTCATAGGCATCTTCTTGACCAATGTCATAAGCACCCATTACTTCTAACTTATGCTGGTCTTTAAGTTCATCATAGTTGTTTAGCATCCAAGATTTAAAGTCAGCATCTGATAGTAGGTTATGTTGCTCAAAGATTAGTTCAATAGTTGTTTGTTCAGCAGCCATAGTGTTCAGATTTAGTTGGTTTAGATTCTTTGTATTCATTACTAACCTTATCAAGATACTGCTTGACCATTACCTTGATTAGTTCCTTATGCGATGTTGGTATTCTGAATGTGATATTAATTGTGCGTTCACCATATTTAAATGGGTGACCAGCACCTACCCTCTTACCACCTCTGTTATCTTTTTTGATTTGTTCCATAGTCACCAAATATAGTGATTATATGATTATGTTTTACATTTACTACAATGTATCTTACCATGATACACCTTAGCAAATTCACACTTACCACTTCTTATCTCATAGTAGGTGTAGTCACATTCAATTGACCACATTTGGCGAAATGGGTAAGAGTTATTGAATAATACCTCAAACTGATTATAGGTTAGATTCATTTCATCTAACATCACAAACGGCTCTGTAAGGTGCTTATTAAGGTAATTGTTATATTCAGAATGGTATATCATAGTCAGGGTCTGCATAGTGTCTTAGGTCTTTAGCTGGTTTAGGCAAATAACTACTACCTACATCGTGAGTAACTACATCGGTAAAGTTTGTCATGTTAGGTGAATGCCTGAACTCAACTACACCAGTTGCACCTTGACGATGTTTCTCAAATAGGTAGAAGATGTGATTGGTGTATGGGTTACCATCTTCATCATTCAATCCATAGTATGATGGTCTCCATACGAATGCTACACTATCTGCATCTTGTTCAAGTGAACCTGACTCTCTTAAGTCAGATAAGATTGGTTTCTTATCAGGTCTTTTCTCCACCTCCCTACTTAATTGTGCAAGTGCTATGATAGGTATGCCAAGTTCTTTCTGTGCTGCTTTTAGTGTTCGACTTATTTCAGCTACTTCTGCTTCACGATTACCTCCTTTAAACCCTTCTATTGTCATTAGTTGTAAGTAGTCAATGATAGCCCACTTACATCTCCCTTTACGATGCTCTCGCTTCATTACCCTTATTGCCTCGTGTACTCCACACCTTGCCTTATCATAGATTAAGAATGGTTGTTTCTCAATGTTACCTATTACCTTTTCAAATGAATGTAACTCAGATTGACTAAGGTTACCATCTCTAAGTCTTGATGAATGGATTAAGTCACCAGCATCTTGCAGTATTAACCTTTGACATAGTTGGCTCTTATTCATCTCAAGGTTGAAGTAGATTCCAGCCTCATTAGATTTCATACCATGAAAGAGTGCTAATGCAGTCTTACCCATTGATGGTCTACCAGCTATGATAATGAACTCAGGATGAAATCCACCAGTAAACTTATTGAGTGACTTTAGACCAGTCTCAAGACCAGTAGTCTTACCTGATAGTGTTAGTGCTGCTCTTCTATAATATGCCTCACGTTCATCATTAGTAAGTTCAGAAAGGTCAATGATGTTATCTGAGTTAGTACCAGTATCAAGTAGGTTGGTAAGTGATTTGATTATTGATGTGGCAGTTGTATAACCATCGTTATTGATAAGACCTAATGACTGCTCAGTTACTATTGATGCTATTGACCGCTTGATGTGATTATCTTTAAGTATAGCTATGTATTCATTGATTGGTTCATTGTAGGTCAAGTTGTTTGACCAAGTCACTATCTCAGATGTTTCTTTAGGTGTGAACTTATCAATCTCGTTTGCAGTAGTAAAGAAATTAACCAAGTTAGGAGTAAGTCCTTTGTCAATCGTTTTCTTTATTAGCTGGTAGCATCGTGAGGTAAGCACCTCATTGAAGAGATGCTCACCAAGTTGAGGCATTAAATCTTGATGGGTCTCACCAGTCATTAAGATACCTATGAGTGCTTGTTGTGGGTTAGTCATTGTACTCGAACTCTTTAATTAAATTAGGCATCTTATCTACTAATGTGATATTGTATTTACGTGCATAGTTCTTAGCTTTTCTTAATGTGTCAAAACCTTTAATTGAATAAACCTCAGTAGAGTTAAAGAAGTCTAAGTAAATCATATTACCAAATATTCTAATAGTTGCTTTTGTCATTGTGTTTAATTTAGTGAGTAAGTAAAATATGTGTGACTGATTGATGAGCAAATGTAAAACTATTATTTGAATACGCAATACATTTATAAATTATTTTATTAAAATAATGATGTTTGATTGTATTTAGATTTTTCAAATATGCCATGTGCAACATTGTAGATAGTCAAACCAGCTTCATAGTCTACTAAGTTACGTGCAACCTTAATCATACTTTGTTCACCTTTATATGATGAAATATCAATCTTATGAAATTCACATAACCTTTTTAGTTCATCAGTTCCAGCACCTATCTGAATTCTTCTATCTCCTAAATCACTTGGCAAATTAAAGTTAGTCCAGTATAAATGCCTACCTCTTTTTTTTGCTGCTATCAATGGTTCATAGTAAGGTATGACATTCTCAACTACCCACTTACCAGTTCTATAGTAGTGTTGTAGAAATAGAATTTCCTCATACAATTTCATATCAGGATATACTGCTTCAACATTAGTATCATAGTTTGAACTGGTCCAATATCTTGCTCTACTATGACTTGGGCAAGGTGGTGAAGACCAAATAAAATCAAACTCTTTGTAATGGTCTAATAAATATTGGTGTGCATCAGCAACAATTACTATATCATTTGGAAACCTTTCTTGATACATCCTTGCAAGTTCTTTGTCAAGTTCTATAGCAGTAACTTCACAATCTGTCCATAGGTATCTATTACCACCAAGACAAGCATATAAATTAAGTACTTTGTATTTCATTGTTTTATTTTTTTATACGTACTGATTTTTATTTTTTGTACGTACAACTATTTGACATCGTCACCTACATAGTGTTGACCTTGTGATGAACGATTGAAGACTACTGGTTGTTGACCTTGTTTGACAAAGGTGTTAGTCTTATTGTTATTTAGTTCAAAGATACCTACCCAGTTATTCTGTATTGAGTTTTCAAGAATCTTAATAGCAACATCTTTGTTAGACTTTGATAATTCTCTAAGTTTCTTAGTAAGTAACTCAACTGCATTCTTAGTAGGTATTTTTTTCATATTGATTCTCATTTGAATATAGTTGATGAAAGTAGCATTAAGACTTACATCAATTCCTAAGTATTTCTCTGACTCAATCAACTTGACAAAATCACTTATAGATTTTGGCTCTTTGTTATTCTTTACTTTAACTATTTCTCTTTCATTACCATTATCACTTACACTATCACTATCACTATCACTATCGGCTTTTTTGGCTTTGAGTGGGTTATTAATTAACCCAGTGGGTTTTTGTGGGTTATCTTCTTTAGATGGTCTACCACCCTTAGAACCATTCTCTCTGTTACGAATTACCTTAGCATCGTATTTTTCTAAGTCTCTAATCAATGATTGTTTGATAGGTTCAAATACTACTTGTAGCAATAAGTCATTAGGCTCATTAAAATCTCCATTAGCATAGTCAAGAATCAACTTGAGCAACTTACCAGCAGTTTCATCAGGTAACTTATCAATGGTGTGCTTTAAGTCACAATAGAGTAGAAATGATTTTTTCATAACAATAAAAAAAACCGTACGAGGACTGCGGTAGAAGCGACCTTGATTTTACTCTTAGTCTCGCAGTCACCATACGGCAACAAAGTTTTACAATCTATTCAGGCTTCTACCTCTGAATGGTGCTAAGTTAGTCAAATAATGTGATAGAATTAGATTCTTTTTTGAATCTATTATCTGCTTCTTGCATGTTTAACTTAGCTTGTTTGAAGTAAGAATCTTTCAACTCAATACCAATAGCTTTACGACCCATTGAAACGGGACTAAATACCTCACTACCTACACCCATAAATGGAGTTAGTACCACTTCATTAGGATTAGAGTATAATTCAATTATCCTATCAATAACATCTAATTGAAGAGGGTGAACGTGCTTTTCATCGTCATCTTCTCTTGATTCTTTAAATGGTAGCACATTATCATTTCTAATGTCATCCCATACACTTGATGCGTAACGCTGCCAAATTATTTGACTTAGTTTATTAGTTAAATGGTTTTGACCATCGTTATTATTATTTTTATATTTTTCAAGTATATGCTCCCATTTACCATATTTTTTCTCCATAGCTGGTAATAATGGAGTTTCACCATGATATATTTTAAATCCATTAGGATTAGTTACTTTGACTTTATTTTCACCAATCTTTTTAAATACTAATAAGTAATCAGGAATTGCAGTAAAACACATTGTTGAATCTTCTGCAATATTTTTATGCATTAAACTTCTTACCATAGTTCTCATTCTAACTTCTAATGGTTCTTTCCAAATAGTAATTCTATTATGTAAATTGAAACCATATTTCTTATGAAGTTTAATTATTTCATGTGGGAAGTCATAAAGAATATGAGCAGTTGTATCTGTTAATATATCCTGACAATGCACCACATTTATTCTACCTGATTTAGTAACACGTGCCATTTCTTTAATTAAAAATTCATATTGATTCATGAACTCTTCTTTAGAATTGCAGTTACTAAAGTCTTTCTCAGAACTTGAGTAGTTATATAATCCAGCAAATGGAGGACTATATACGCTAAGGTCAATTGATTCATCTTCTAATGTTGTTATTACGTCCATGCAGTCTCCATTATAGATTGCGTATTTGTCAGTAATAATTTGGTCTTTTACTTTGTTCATAGTTATTAAAATTTAGGTTTGATTATTTCTTTTGTAAATTCTCTTTTAGATAAATCAACCACACCATTAATATTAGTTTGGATTAATTTATTAAATTCTATTGCCTTATTTGTTTTGTATAGCAATGTATCAATTACTCTTTTTTGACCATCTGATAATACTAAGTCAACCGTAACATCATTCTTTTGACCAAATCTCCAAAATCTTCTTATTGATTGATAATACTGCTCATAAGACCATGTAGGAAAATATACCGTATGGTTACAATGCTGCCAGTTTAAACCAAATGAAGTTATCTTAGGTTTGGTTATAATTCTTTTAATATTACCATTTGCAAAGTTCATTAGTATATCTTCTTTTTTTTCTATTGTCATGCCTCCTTTTAGCTGAACGGCATCTTTATCTAATTCATCTAATAAATCACCCTCATCATTAAAATTACACCAATATACTGATGTCTTATCTTTAGTTAATTCTACAGCCTTTTCACATCTTTCTTTAAATGTATTTTTTTGCTCTTCCCTAACTTCACTCATTGTTTTTGCTATTCCATTAAATAACATTATTTGACCATTTATAACCCAGTTTTTTTCATTCTTTACATATACCTTATTTTCAATTAAATTAGGTAATTTATATTTTTCATCTGAGAATCCTAAGTCAGATGGTTGTTTTATAGATATTGACCATTGATTAACCCAACTAAAAAACTCATTCTTAGCATGTGGCTTTAGATACCATTTAGTACCAATATCTTGAGGTCTTACATTATTTTCATTATTAGCAAAGAACTTAGTTAGCATGTCCATATAAGGAAAATATCCTAATGCTTCGCTACTTGTACCAAATTCAATATAATCATTTGGTGCTGGTGTTGCAGTAGATAAGAATCTGTAAGGTATCTTTTTAACAAATGATGTTATTTGCCATTTAATTTTACCATCAAAGTTCTTTAAGATTGAACTTTCATCTAATATAACACCAACAAAATCATTAGAATCAAAATAGTGTAGCCTTTCATAATTACAGATAACTATCTTCTTAGTATGCTTACCATCTTTTGAATATTCAATATCATCAATGCCTAACTTTTCTGCTTCTAAAATAAATTGAAATGCTACTGCTAATGGTGTTAAGATTAATACTTTCTTATTTGTTTCTCTTATAATGTTATTTGCAATTGATAATTGAATTAATGTTTTACCTAATCCAGTATCAGCGAATATTGCTATTCTACCTTTTTTAATTGCTTTCTCAATAATAAACTTTTGAAAGTCAAATGCAATGTCAGGAATATAATTTGCATCAAATCCAAAATTACCTATTGAATGTTTCTTTTGTTCTAAAAATTTCTCGTACTCGTTCATAGTAGTTAATTTTATTGTGAGTTAAAAAAGTGGGCAGTTCAATTACTCCCTTAAATTATTTTGTATTTGTAACAACCGCCCACCCTATTGACATCGTGTCAATTTTTTTATTGATTTATATATGATTCAATCACTTTAATTGTTTCATCTACACCAGTTGAAAATAGTGCAGCATAACCTACTTCATTCAATGCCTTTAATACTTCTGCTTGTCTCTCTGTATGCTCATTAGCTTTCAATGTACCATCTTTCTTAAATGGGTTAGCTTTCTCAGTCTTAATCTCAATGAATAGACCAGCAAAGTTACCTTTAGGTAGTGCAATGAATAAGTCAGGGTAACCTTTGATTGGATTCTGTGACCTATGCTTAGTAGCCATATATGGACTCAGATACATACCAGCAGCAAAGTCAAATCTGAATATTACCTTTGGATGCTTTATTGTTAGATACCTTGCTATGACTTTGTAAATCTCTACTTCGTGACTCATTTAAGAATAGTTTATAGTTGTGGATTAGTTGACTTCTTGAATTGTTTGCAAGGTAAAGATAGTAGTTCAGTTCGTATACTGGCATCCATTCAAATCTGTATGACTTAGGATAGAGTCTTAATAAATCATTCTCTGTATACATTACCTCAACTACTGGTGCTTCATCTTTTAACTTTACACCAGTAACCTTAGACATCTGTTTCTGAATCAGTAGAGTTAACTTATTGTGGTTGATGTCAAGATACTTAGCAATGTCAGTTGATGGTAGGTCACCACCACATAAGAACCATCTCTTAACTCCAATCACATACCTATCTTCAATCTCTTTGAACTTGATTGACTTACCAGTTAGGTATTCAATGTGTTGGATTAGTTCAGACTTCATCTTGACCAGTATTAAATGTCTGATAGTAATATTTATTAGCAGTCAAGTAAGATTTATCTTCACCACATTCTACATAAGAATTACCTAATTCTTTACCAGTTCTAAATGCTTTCTCAATAGTATATCTTTCATAAACTAAGTAGCTTTCAATTATTTCAAGAACTTCAGGACATTCTTTATTTAACTTATTGTGTGATGTTAATATTGATAGTATACTTTGTATTGGTGTTTTGTCTGTCATTTGTTCAAGATTTATATGATGAGTTAAAATTTGATTTTAGTTCATTAATGTTGGTGTCAAGGTAACCAGTAATTAATTTGTAAGCATCTGCAATCTCATTATCATTATGTCTATATACTAAGATTGAATCCGATGTGCTATTAGTCTTTTTACTTCTTGCAGTTACTCCAATGTAATAGAAGTTCTTAGGGTCAATTCCAGCTATAAGACTATACCATACTGCCTGAATGTGATTGTAGTGCTTTACCATATCTGAACCAAATACATCTAAGGTCTTTGCTGATGTGGTCTTGATGTCTGCTATCACATTAAGTTTTTTATTGTAGATGTCAAACATACCTTTAGCTTCTATTGTATGTCTACCAATCTGAACTTCTTTAATCATTGGGTGTTCATTGATTGCACCATCCATTATTCTTTTTGCTACTGGATGGTTTGATATTGCCTTGTGTACGTTGTATGCCTCAAGGTTCATATCTTCAGGTTTAAGGTCTAACAACTGATGGTGAAGACTAACACCTTGCTCAAGTGCAAACTTAACATAGCTGATGTCTCCAGTATAATGTTTCTTGATTCGTGAACAAGATAGTGCTGGGAAATAAACGAATTGGTCACGTGTCATAGTTCAATCCAATTAGTAGTTACCTCTGACTTAGATATCTTATAAAGACCAGTAGCTTTCAAGAATCTAATACAATTGTCTTCATTCAATTCAAACAAATCTTTAGTTGGTGTTGGTTCAGTTGGTGCATAGACTGGTTTATGTTGGTTATTGTTAGATAGCTTATTAATAGCATCTCTATACTTTGCATAACTCCTTACGCTGAATCGTGAACTATAAATTGATACACTACTAAAATGGTCACCTGATAGACCAGCCATTTTACTAAATTCAGTCTTATCTAATTTATGATGTAGTCTATGCTTATCAAGTATATCTATAATCTCAAAGTGATTATGTGTTGTAAATTTATACTTAGGAGATAGACCCCTTGCCATTACTCTATTATCGTTGTTCATTGGTTTGTTTTTTATGTGTTGATTAATTGAGATTGTTTTTAGTGGATTGCTTACTCTGAAATTCAATACTGGTTTTTTATCTTCCATAACTTAACGAATTACTTGAGTTTTATGTTCATATATTTCAATACCATCAATCTTAACCACACCGCATTTCTCCATAGCTTTAGCAAGTGGTGTTAGCAGTTCTTGGTAGTCTAATACTTCAGCAGCAAATAATACATTAAGCACCATTGACCAGTTCACTTCACCATTGATACGTGCTTTCTTAGTCACCCTTATGTTCTTAGGCTGCTCAGTATTGATGCTGATTGCTTGGTCGGTAAAGTAACCAGCTAAAGTATTGAAGACATCAAATGGTGCATCTTCTAATGCTTTCTCAGATTCAATCCTTAACTTTTCATTTGCCTCACGTTGCACTCTCTCAAGTTCTTCATTGTATGCTAACATCTTAGTCTTAGCTGATTCAATGTACTTTTTTAGTGGCTCAACTGCTTCTTTCTCAATCTCCATTATCTGTTTCTTGTATGCATCTAATGGTGAGGTAATAACCTTACGACTCGTTTCAATTGATTTAAGCACTTCATTTGCTAATTTGATAGTATGCTCAGTAATGTCATAAGATAGTTTGTCTTCGACCTTAGATGGTGCATCATTGATTAGTTGTTGAGTCTTGAGAGTATTTGAATGGTTGATGACTTCATAGAGTGAATCAACCTTTAATATTATTTCTGTTTTCATTTGAGTAAAGTTTTTTAAAGGAGGGCTATTACACCCTCCATTAATTAATTAAAATGGTGTACGTGATGGGTCTTCAGCATCTCCACCCATCCAATCAAATGGTAAGTCATTTGGTGTATTATCAATACTGAATGTAGGTAGTGGTGTTGGTGCTGGTTTATTAGCTGGGTAGTTAGCAGTCATTTCTGCATTCATATAAGCTATAAATTCATCACTCTGTTTAATCTTATCTTGTACAAATTCAGGTAGACTTCTGAATACAACCATATCAGGTTGTTGAGTTGAGAATACCAATGGTGGGTTAACTGCTGGTGGGCAAACCATACCCTTAGGAAGTGGTGTAATGGTTTGAATGTTAGCAAAGGTATTTTCACCACTTTGTTTGTGAATGATGTTGACCATGCACTCCCTACCAATTAAACTAAATACATTGTACTTCTTAGCTTCATCTTCAGTCAATGTCTTACCCTCAATTGAGTGAACATCTTTTCTTA